GTGTTTCCATTGCGTGGAAAATTTCGAAACGTCCGAGACGCCTCCGTGTCAGTGCTCGAGAAAAATGAAGAGTTCACGTCAATCAAGAAAATCTTAGGTTTACAACAGGGGAAGGTGTACACGGATCTTCGAGACTTGCGGTACGGACGACTTTTGATCCTCACCGATGCCGATCACGACGGGTCGCACATCAAGGCTCTTTTGGTGAACATGATCGAGTGCTATTGGCCATCACTCCTCCAACTCGGATTCGTGTGGAGTATGGTGACCCCGATCAAGAAGGCGACGAGGGGGAAGGATGTGAAAACGTTCTTCAACGAGTTGACCTATCAGCAGTGGGACAGCACGAAGACTGGACACTGGAACGTGAAGCACTACAAAGGTCTCGGCACGTCGTCCACCCAAGAGGCGAAGGAATACTTTCGTGAGATTGATCGATTATCCATTCGATTCAATTTCGACGACGACGCGTCGAACTCTTTGGCGTTGGCGTTCGACAAGAAATTGGCGGATCAGAGAAAGGTGTTCATCCAAGTCAACACGGCGACCCCGCCGACGCCCTTACCGTACGGAAACATGCGAACCGTGGACATCACCGAATTCATTCACAGAGATTTCGTCAACTTTTCCATCGCCGATCTGAAACGATCCGTGCCCAGTCTCATGGATGGTTTGAAACCGAGTCAGAGGAAAGTCTTACACGCGTGCTTCCTTCGGAATCTGTCCTCTGACATGAAAGTGGCGCAACTCGCGGCGTTTGTGTCGGAAGCCACCGCGTACCATCACGGCGAGCAGTCGTTGGCGGAGACCATCGTGTCCATGGCACAAGATTACGTCGGGTCGAACAACATCAACCTTCTCGTTCCGTCTGGACAATTCGGGTCGCGGTTGATGGGTGGGAAAGACGCGAGTCAGACCAGATACATCTACACCCGACTGAGTCCGGTGACCCGAAAACTGTTCGACAAGAGGGACGACGACGTGTTGACACCGGTGATGGACGATGGGAAGGCTGTCGAACCTGAATTCTTCGCACCGATCCTTCCGATGGTCTTGGTCAACGGTGCTCGAGGCGTGGGCACGGGGTACTCGTGCGACATCCCGTCCTTCGACCCGACGCACATTCGAGACAACATTCTACGAGCTTTGGGTGGACAACCGATAAATGAACTCGTACCGTTCTTCAAGGGATTCAAAGGTCGAGTGTTCAAGAGTGGTGAGCACACGTGGATGACCGAAGGGATATGGGAACGCGGTCGGGTGTTGGAGTTGCCACCGGGTGTGTGGACACAGAAATTCAAAGAGACTTTGGACGGCATGATTGAAGACAAGACCATCACGGGATACACCAACAACAGCTCGACGGATGACGTCGATTTCACGATCCAAGGGTACACCGGCACCGATCCGTACGCCGAGTTTGGTCTTCGAAAATCCTTCGCCGTGTCGAACATGCACCTGTTCCACCCAGAGTCGGGAATCAAAAAGTTCGCCACACCCGAGGACATTCTCATCGATTTCATGAAGATCCGACTGAAATTTTACAAGTCTCGCAAGGATCACTTGGTGAAAACCATGGCACGCGAGTGTCGAGTGTTGGAGTGTAAATCCGTATTCATGAAGATGGTGCTCAAACGCGAGATCGAAGTACTCGGTCGCAAAAAAGCGTTGGTGATTCAGGATTTACAAGCTCATAAATTTCCGACGATCGAAGACTCGTACGACTACCTCTTGAAAATCACCCTGAACCAGTGCACGGAAGAAGCCGTGGTGAGCCTTCTGCAATCTTCCGAACAGATGAAGAAGGATCTGTACGTGCTCGAGAACACCGAACCCGTGGACATGTGGAAATCGGATCTTAAAAATTTGTAACGTAACACTAGGAATGAGTGGTGGCGAAGCCGCGAAGATCGCACTCAAAGCCATCGGCGCACAGGACACGTTCCTGCTGAGTGGCGAACCCGAGGACTCGCTGTTCCATTACACGAACAAACAACACTCCCAATTTCGAAAGTACCATCGATCGAAGAATGTCAACAAACCCGGCACCGCCAAGCCGACGTGGCCATTCAACGAGACCATCACCGTGAAATATGAACCCCAGAATATGGGCGACCTTCTGTCCAACATGTGGGTGAGTTTCAGACTGCCGGCGCTCCCCAACGGGAAATACTGCGATCAAATCGGACGACACATGTTTCGAAAGGTCACCATGCGCGTGGACGAACAGATTGTGGAAATTTTTCACAGCGATTGGGCAATCATCTACGACGAACTGTACCAAGAGATTTCCGAGAAGGTCGCCGCGCGGTTTCTCACCAATCGATCGCTCGCGTACGACAGTTCAGAATTGAACACGGAGATCAACGCGTACGCGACCCAAGTCATCGTGCCCTTGAATTTCTTTTTCAGTCGACGGTACGCCGGGGACGAGCACTCGGTGATCGAACCGAACCGTCCGTTTTTCCCCACGTGTGCCATTCACAAACAAAAGATCGAGTTCGAGTTTGAGTGGTACCCGCAGACGTTCTTCACGGACACGTCGGGTACGGTGACCCTGTCCGAGTTCAACATCATCACAGAAGAAATCACGCTGACACCCGAAGAGCGTTTGTATTTCATGCGCGGACGCCAAACCATCGTGACATCGGTGGCGAAGAAACACCCGGTCGTCCAAACTGAAGTTGGGAAACCGTTCGTGAAGAACGAGTTGGTACCGAACGGTCCGGTCAAAGCCATGCATTGGTTTTTCCGCAACAGTGCGTTCGAGAAGGAAAACCTGGTCAAGGAATCGGGAGAGACCGACGAGGGCAAATATTACATCCACAACCGATTCAATTTCTCGTCCAATCTCAATTACGACGAGGTGTACTCGTTCTTCGCGCCGGTCATGGACACGGCGAAATTCTACATTCAAGGAAACGCCCTGCCTAACTCGACGAGCACGAATCACCTCTTCTACAAGTGGCTCATGCCCAAACACAAGTACTTGTCGCGTCCGATTCGTAACCTGTACTCGTACGCGTTCGCGACCTACCCGGGTAACGCACAGCCGAGCGGGTATCTCGATTTCGAAAAGTTACAAGGGAGCAAAACGAAGATGGAGTGTACATTGGAAAATTCTGATTACACATACAGTCTACACCTCTACTACACGACGATCGAGGTGTTCCTGTTCGAGGGTGGTAAGATGGAAATCGTCGGCGCTCGTGGCTCTCGAGACACCGAAGTCAAGAAGAACTTTATCGAGAAAACCATCGATGTTCCACAAAATTTAGGACCCGTCAAAGCTCGAAAGCTCAACAAAGTCGATCATTTCTTGAACAGCGTCAAACGATTAGTCTCCATGTAATCCAACAGCTTGCTTCGTATGCACCATCGCAAAAAATTCAACTGTGCCACCGTGGTACTGATCTCCTCGTCCGTGCCCGGCACTTTGTACGAGATCTTGCTGCTCCTCGCGAACGGGTCAAAGTATGCCTTACTGAACCCATCGAGACTCGATTTGTATGCCGAGTGCACGATGAACGGTTTGCCATCGATCTCGTAGTGAGTGTGATTTTTACGCGAATAATTCGTGATGAACCACTCGATGTTTCTTAGACTGATGTGACTCTTCTTCTGGAGGATCGAGAGGAGTTTGTCGCGATGAGTCGGGTTACTGTAGAAATGATTGATGCTCGTCAACAAAATGTCAGACTTACTCATGTTACAACATTAGTGCTCTAAAACTTTAATAGTACTGTCTTTTTCTTCTTTCCATGTATTCATCTTCGAAGATGTAATCTTTGATCGCCCATTTCACGTGTGGATGCCAGACGCAAAAGAGCTCGATGAAATCATCAAACTCATGATGCTGTTCGTCGTGACACAGTGTTCGTAGATCCTGCACTAAGGACTCCAACGCCTGGTCGTAATTGTCATCGCACCGAATCTTTTCACTCAGACTTTCGACTCGCTTGCCCAGCAGTTTCCTCTGCTTGGCGAGCACCTGCTGTTTGAGGTTTCTCAAGGAGGTCGCATCGTAAGACATTCGGAGTGCGTTGGTCGCCATCGGGTGCGTCGCGTTGTGAGGTCAACGGTACATG